ATGAGGTTCCATTTCGGCGGCTTGCGGCCGGGACAGCTTCGGTTCGACCTCGGCACCATGAGCTATGGCAAGCATCCCGATCGCCAGACGTTGCGCCGATGGATGACGCACCGCATCGGCGAAGGCTCGTGGGGCGTCAGCTTCGGGCCCAGGCTGTTCATCGGCGTTCTTCGCCTTGAGGACAGCAAGGAAGTCCGCGAGCGGATCAAGTAGTCAGCCATCCCGGCCGCGCGGGTAATCGCGGCACATCAACCCGAAAGGAAATCTGATGCGAATGATCCGAAGTCTGTTCTTCGGCAGCCTCGCCATGCTCGCGGCTGTCATGCTCATAGCTATGCCAGCATCGGCCCTGGACCGCGAGGTCGGGCTCTACAGCGCGGGGGCAGACCCGCTTGACTGCCCGCTGATCGTGTCGGTGAAGCCGGATGCCGTCATCGTCGACGAGTTCCAGCCGCTGGTTCGAAGTCAGCACGACGCACAGCGCCGTTTACATCCGACAGAACCAGCCGACCACCACCTGGCGCTTTGCCGCCGATGCATATTCGCGCATCGATCCGCACATTCGGCTGGGCTGACATATTGAAGGCCGGTTGCCTACAGCGGCGCCGGCCCGCTCCGCTTCTGCAGCTTGCCAATGGGCGGGCTTCACAATCGGAGATCAGGACGGCGGACGGACGAGGCTATGGCCCGTGAAGTGATGTCGGCCTATATGACCGCCTTCGGAGGTGGAGCGATGTTTTCCCACCGCTCAGCTATGCCGGCACACGCGGCATCCATGTTCTTCAATCTCGTGTGGACGTTGCCGGGAGCCGGGTAACAAGCTCCAGTGAAACCATCGATAGTGATGCAAAGCTTCTTGTCGGGATCCGCACCTTCGGCATCGAGAGACGCAGTGTAGCCGAATAAGAACGCAGACTGCCATTCAGCTACATCGGCCTTTAGCGGCTTGCCCTTCGCATATCTGATCGCCACCAGACCGACTTTGACCTTGTTCGTGGGCGTCAAGTGGCGGAGGCGCATCAAAACGTCAGGAGTGATTTTTACGCCCTCCCGTTCTACCGCAGGACATTGCCCTGGGGCTAGGCGTTCGGCTCGCGGAAGATCGAGAAGCGGAGCCACCTTGGCAAAACGATCAAGATAGTCGGCGTTATGGTCGTAGAGGTCGCGGTCGAAATCTTCGTCGGCAAGTCGGCTGCGCAGTCGTGAGGCCTCATCATGGAGGGCGCTAGTGTCATCGCGACCTTCGCGCAAATGCTTGCCTATCTGTAGCTTGGCCTCGGTATGCTGAATGACACGCGCGATGGCAGGGTATTTGCAAGATTGAAGAATCGATCGGCGCTTCACGTCTGATGCGGCCATGTAGTCGGCAAGAAACCGCCCTGAAATTTGCGGTTCCTTAACCATGCGATGCGTCTTCTTAAGTTCCAACATCGAATCCCTCCACCTTGGTTGCAAGCATGGACGATCTCTACCTGACGGTAAATACCGAAGAGGGTACCACTCTGTGTCTCGCTCCTCTGAGCGACCGCCAGATCTCGATGGCAACGCAAGAAGTTGCGGACGCCAGCGGCTACTTCCTATTCGAGAGACATGGATCGGGAGAGATGGAGCGAATCGAGATACTCGCGCATCTTGTGTCAGATGAGGCCGCAGATCGAATGCGGGTGATGTTGAATTTACGGTGACGTTATTCGCCAAGCCGGGGTGGGAAGCGAGCGGTCCGCCATAACTTTCTACCTGGGTGCGAAGCCTTGCTCTGCCATGCACGCGCGGAAAGTGCTTTGTGATGCCATCGCGCCGGCAATCCACAGCCTGCCCGCGGCCACTTGCGTCTCGGCGGCTCGACCGTTGCATATAGCCTTCGCTCTCTCGAAGCGAGATTCGTAGGTGCCGGTCGAGATAGGCTTCCAATCGCTTGATGTGCTGGTGTTGTTGCAGCCGCCGATCATAGTGAGCGGCAGCAACATACATGAGATTCGATAAGTGATCATGACGACCCTTCCGTCATGGGCATTCATTCACGACATGCGAAGCGGCCAGTAGCAGCCTCGCTCTTGATATTCTGATTGTAGAATCGGCCCTTGCTTTCGGCGGCCACCCACGCCTCGAAAGTGGCGGGGTCGACCCGACAGTACGGGTAATAGGTGGAGCGCAACAGTACGACAAGGTGCTGCGCCGAGGCGTCGTAGCAAATCCTATGAACGAAACTGGATGTGGTATCTTCGCAATGGTAACTGACGAGATCGACTGGCCCCCAATACTTAACATCAACCATCTCTGCCGCCGCTGACATTGAGAAAGCCGAAAGCCAAAGAGCTGTGGTTGCTATTCGCGGCATTCACCGTCCCCTTTTTAGATTTGCTCAAAGCAAACCACACATGGCGCTGCCCGACAAGCAATACTGCTTCTGGCTATGAAGGGGTCCCGAAGACCTGCAGCATGACCATGAGTGAAACGAGGGCGATTACGTAGGTCGTGGCCGACCAGGCCAACGTCTTTCGGATGGGGGCGAACTCCGGCGCTGTGAACAGACGGCCGGCTCGCGCGTTCTCCCGTCCCTTGCGCTCGCTCCAACTGAGGTGGCGATCTTCTTCAACGGGGGCCAGGATGCCGGAGCGAAAGATCAGTCTCGCGAGAGAGACGAGGGCCACGAAAAATGAGATGATACAAACGTCGACGAGGACTGTTGTTGTCCACGCGAGATAAGGATCCATCGCCAAGTCATACGTCATACCGGCCTCCCAACCCATCGAGCGTTTGAATGCCGCATCCTCGTTGAGCAGAAAGTCAAGACAGGCCTCGAGACGCACGGCAGACTGGTGACGACTACTTGGCGCTGAACCTATGATTGCAAGCTCGTGTGGGACACCCAAAGCGGGCCCGTGAACCAGCGTGGCGAGGGCGAGCGCATGTCGGGGCTGAGCGACCAGAATGTCCGCGATCTCATCCGAGCGCTCGATGTGGTAAGGCAGGTTTGACCTTCAAGTTCGTGGGCAGCGTGCGGTCTAGTACGCCTCAATTTCCTGCCTTTATCCTCAGCCTAGCCGATGCCACGCATTCCGATACTCTGGTTGGTCATAGGCTTTCGGCTGCAGCCAGTGGGCAGGTCCTTTGTCCGTTCTTGCGGTCCGGTCAGGTAATGCCAAGCGCCGAACTTCATCGCGGGTCATGATGAAGCATGTGGGGTGCTCGCTGTTGGCATTGATGGTGATGATCCACCAATCTGAGCGCAGGCCGGCAAGATCGTGCCCGAGGGGCACTGGATTTCGTTTGCTCAGCGCTTTGGATTGAACTCCGAAGTACTTGGTTTCATCCGAATTCGTGACGATGAGGTCAGAGCCTCGGGCATTTCGCACGGTCGGCATTACGTGCCATCCGCGCCGAGAAAGATGCCAGGACACGAAATAGAGACCAGCATTGCCGACGATCTGCGGTTGGCGCATGGGATCAAGTGCAACGGTTAGCGTCTTATCAAGGTTCGTTTCTTCCATGCCCGTGCTCTTAAACGCCCGTCACGAGAGATTCGCCCAAGCCCTCGCCAAGGGGATGAACGGGACGGAAGCATACGCATCCGCAGGCTACAAGGGCGACAGGGCTGCCGCCTCACGGTTGTCAACAAATGTCAACGTTGCGCAACGTGTCGCGGAACTGCAGGGCAGGGCAGCCGAGAAGGCCGAATGGACGGCCGCTGACAGGCTCGCGGCCCTGAAGCGCATCTCCGATGCAGCCGAGAAGGAAGACCCGCGAGTGGCAGTCTCCGCCATCGCAGAGGCCAACAAGATGCAGGGCAGTCATGCCCCGTCGCAGCATCGGCACGCCGGGCCAAATGGCGGGCCGATACCAACTGTCGATCTAACCAGGCTCTCCGGTGACCAGCTCGATCAACTTGAAGCTATCTTCGGTCCGCTTGCCGGATCCGGCGACGATGATGCGCCTGATCAGGGAGGAGAAGGCTAGGCGGGCGGCTGAGGCTGAACGCGAGCGATTAGCTCGAGACGCGGAGATGATCAGAGCCAAATGCCGGACCCTTGCCGGATTTGTGCATGAGGCGTGGCCGATCCTTGAGCCCAAGGCGCAACTGGTGTGGGGCTGGCCGCTCCAAGCTATGGCGGATCACTTGGAGGCTGTCACCCGAGGTGAGATCACCCGCCTGCTGACCAACTGTCCGCCTGGTCTGATGAAGTCGCTGTTGCATAGCGTCTTCTGGCCAGCATGGGAGTGGGGGCCGGCTGGTATGCCGCACCTCCGGTACCTGACGTCGTCCTATAGCCAGGACAACGTCATGCGAGACAACACGAAGATGCGGCGCCTGGTTGAAAGCGAGTGGTATCAGTCGCTTTGGCCGGAGGTTCGGATGTCGCCGGACCAGAACGCGAAGGGCAAGTTCGAGAACACGAAATCTGGTGGACGAGAAGGGCGCCCCTTCGCTTCGATGACAGGCGGACGTGGTGACCGGGTCATCATCGACGACCCGCACTCGACCGAAACGGCCGAGAGTGACGTCGAGCGGAAGAACACGATCCGCATCTTCCGGGAATCCATCTCCGACCGCCTCAATGATCTGGACCGGTCGGCGATCGTCATCATCATGCAGCGTTTGCACAGCGACGACGTGTCGGGCACGATCCAGAAGCTCGGGCTGGCGTACGAGCATCTATGCTTGCCCATGGAGTATGAGCCGAAAGCGGCCAAGCCGACGGCGATCGGCTTCGTCGATCCTCGAACCTATGATGGCGAGCTTCTCCTGCCCGAGCGGTTCAGCCGGGACGCTGTCGAGAAACTGAAGATTGCCAAGGGCGCCTATGCCTATGCCGGCCAGTACCAGCAGCGGCCGACGCCACGCGAAGGCGGTTTGTTCAAGCGGCACTGGTTCGAAGGAAAGATTGCGCGTGTGGCACCGGCGGGAACGCGCTGGGTTCGGCATTGGGATTTGGCCGCGACAAAGGATGCCGGCGCCGCACGAACGGCAGGGGTGAAGCTGGGCAGGGCTCCCGACGGGTCATATTGGGTCGGGCATGCGGTAAAGACCCAGGAAGAAGGGAACGCCGTCCGACAGTTGATCAAGTCGACCGCCGAGATTGATGGCAGGCAAGTCGAAATCAGTCTGCCACAGGATCCGGGCCAAGCCGGCAAGGTCCAGGCAAAGGATATGATCGCGATGCTGGCGGGCTGGGTTGTGCGAGCCGAACCCGAAACTGGCGACAAGATCACCCGCGCTGAGCCGTTCTCGGTCCAGTGCGAGGCGGGAAACGTCTACCTCATCGAAGGTGAGTGGAACGCCGACTATCTCGACGAGCTGTGCCTTTTCCCGGGCGGCTCATTCAAGGACCAGGTCGACGCTTCGTCTGGCGCATTCGGACGCCTTGTGACGCCTTCGGCACCTCCGCCGCTCTTCGGCACATACGGAAACTGAAATGGCTGTGAACACGCCTGATACGCCGTCCAGCGACTACGCGGCGATGGCACCTTATTGGGAGATGGTCGACACCATCCTTGCCGGTGCCGATGCGATGAGAAAGGCGGCGAAATATCTGCCGCAGTTCCCGAAGGAAAGCGACGCCGACTACAAGTACCGTCGCGAGAACGCCAAGTTCACCAACATCTTCCGTGATCTGGTTGAGGGGTTGGCGTCAAAGCCGTTCTCGAAGGAGCTCGGCCTGGTCGACGCAAAGTCGTCGGCGGAGATCAAGAAACTCGCCGAGGATATCGACGGCCGCGGCAACCACCTGCATGTCTTCGCCGGCAATCTGTTCTTCAACGGCATCGCCCATGCCATCGGCTGGATATTCGTCGATCACTCCAAGGTGCCGGAGGGAGCCACCCGGGCTCAGGAGAAGGCGATCGGCGCTCGACCGTATTGGGTCTATGTGCCAGCGACGAAGATGCTCGCAGCCTATACCGACTTGATCGACGGCGAAGAGCAGTTCGTTCATGTCAGGATCCGAGAAGACGAAGTTCATCGCAGCGGTTTCGGCGAGACGACGGTTGAGCGGGTGAGGGTGCTCAATCGTGAACCTCTACTCGATGAAGCCGGTAAGATTGTTGGATACGCAGCCGCCACTTACGAGCTTTGGGAGAAGGGGACCAGCGCGAACGGCAAGACCGCCGGGTGGTTGATCGTCGACAGCGGATCGATCGCCATTGGTGTTATTGCTCTCGTGCCGTTCTTGACTGGCCGCCGTGTAGAGGGCTCGTGGCAGGTCCTGCCGCCCATGAAGGATTGCGCCTTCCTGCAGGTCGAGCACTACCAGCAGGAAACGAACCTCAAATATGCGCGGGACATGACGTGCTTCCCGATGCTTGCGGGCAATGGCGTCACGCCGGAGATCGATCCGGCGACTAATCAGCCGCGGGTTGCGCCTGTAGGCCCGAAAGCGGTTCTCTACGCGCCGATGAGCCACGACGGCCGGCATGGCGAATGGAAGTTCATCGAGATCAGCGCCTCGTCGCTGGAATTCCTTGAGGGCTCGATCGACAAGACCGAGCGCCAACTTCGTGAACTCGGCCGGCAGCCGCTGACCGCGGAAACAGGCAATCTGACCGTCGTCACCACGGCATTCGCGGCGCAAAAGGGAAACAGCGCCGTCCAGGCATGGGCGATCAATCTGAAGGACGCTCTTGAGCAGGCCTTCGCCTACACCTGCATGTGGCTCAAGGACAGCAGCGAGCCCGAGGTGACGATCCATACCGACTTCGCAATCGAGGCGCAGGCCGGGGAGGAATTGGACGCTGTGCTGACCCTGATGGAACGTGGCGACATCTCTCGCGAAGCTGGGCTGAACGAGATGAAGCGTCGGAACGTGCTTTCGCCGGAGTACGATGCCGAGGCCGATCTAGATGTCATCCTGAAGGAAATGCCCGGCGATGACATGGAGGAACGGCCCTCAGTCGTCATGTCGAGCGGCACCAACGAAGTCGGCAGTCAACGTTAGCCAGTCTCATCCAGGTTGGCTTGCGGCGTGCTGGATCCGAGACAGCCTTCGCCAAGTTCCCCGGATTGTAGCCCCTTTGGATCTGGAATTACGAACGCCCGGGCACACGGCGCTGGGCATTGGCCGGACAACCCACGTGGGCACGGCCCCGGTTGAATACGAAGGTCTTTGTCGGGATTATCATCGCACGACATCGTTGGCTCCGGTCGACGCTGGCGACCCGGAATCATCAAGCAGCACCATTCAACTTTCAACGCCCGCATTCGGATGAGCGCAGGTGAACGGGCGGGATCGCCCATTGCACAGGGCGGATGCCCGGAAAGACGGACCTATGAAGCTGAAAACAGTGACCATCGACGGCAAGACCTTTGCGGAGGTGCAGGAAGGCAAGCCCCTGTATGTCCATGACGATGGCAAGGAGGTCGCATTCGACGCGCCCGGAACCGTGGCGACCATCTCGCGCCTCAACGGCGAGGCCAAGGGGCATCGCGAAGCCAAGGAGGCGGCCGAAGCCAGGCTGAAGGCATTCGAAGGTATCGAGGACGGGGAGGCGGCTCGTAAGGCCCTGGAGACGATCAGAAACATCGACGAGGGCAAACTCATCGCCGCCGGCAAGGTCGAGGAGATCAAGGCCGCGGCCAAGAAGGCCGCTGAGGAGCAGGTCGCCGCGGCGAACAAGGCCCATGCCGAGGAACTGGCAACGACCAAGGCCGAGCGCGATAAGCTTCAGAGTGCGCTTTACGACGAGAAGATCGGCGGTAGCTTCTCACGATCGAAGTTCATCGCCGACAAGATCGCGATCCCCGCCGATCTGCTTCAGGCTCAGTTCGGCCAGCGGTTCAAGGTCGAGGAAGGCCGCATCGTCGCCTACGACCAGGCCGGCAACAAGATCTTCTCCCGGGTGAAGCCGGGCGACATCGCAGACTTCGATGAAGCGCTCGAGGTCCTGGTCGACGCCTATCCGCACAAGGATGCAATCCTGAAGGGTTCGGGCGGTGGATCGGGCGCGAAGCCTGCCAATAGCGGCGGGACCGAAACGAGGCCGACCGGCAACTTCGGCGGCAGCCGCGAAGAACGGACCAAGGCAATTGCCGCACGCTTCCCCGAACTCAAGGGCGCCTGACCGGCGCCTTTCTTCTTTCTGCTGCGAACTCGGATGAGGCGCGGCGCACCGGGGCGGATGCCCCAGCACTGAAACTCACTCATTCGACAATCAGCATAAGGATTTACGACCCATGTCTCTTTCGCAGATGCAGGTCTTCAATCAGTACATTATGCCGGCGACCATCGAGACGCTGGCTCAAATGGTGCAGAAGTTCAACGCCGCCTCTGCCGGCTCGATCCGTCTGACTACGGAAGGCTTTGACGGCGACTTCCTGCAGGAGTCGTTCTTCGCCGCCATCCATTCGGCGCAGCGCCGCGTCGACCGGTACGGGGCGAACAATGCCGTTGGTGCAACCGATCTGACCCAGCTCAAGCATTCGGCGGTGAAGGTCGCGGGCGGTTTCGGGCCTGTGCGCTTCGAACCTTCGCAGATGACCTGGCTTCAAAAGCCCACGGTCGAGGGCATCGAAGTCGCCTCCCGCAACTTCGCCGAGGCAATGCTGGCGGATCAGCTCAACACGGCGATTGCCGCGCTTGTCGCCGCTGTCAGCAACCAGCCCACCGCAACCAATGATGTCTCGGCTACAGCTGGTGTCAGCTATAAGGCCATGAACGGGGCGCATGCCAAGTTTGGGGACCACAGCGGTAACCTCGTCGCCCAGGTGATGACCGGTGGTGTCTTCCACAAGCTTATCGGCCAGAACCTCGCGAATGCCGAGCGCCTGTTCACCTCGACCAACGTCAACGTCGTCGACATTCTTGGCAAGGCGGTAATCGTGACCGATGCGCCGGCTCTCTACGAGGCTGGCGTGGACCCTGCAGCCGACAAGGAGAAGGTTCTGTCGCTCACCGAAGGCGCCTCGACCGTGTCCGACGGCGGTGACGTGATCTCCAACATCGAGACCTCAAACGGCAAGGAGCGCATCGAGACGACGCTGCAGGTGGACTACACCTTCGGCCTCTCGCTGAAGGGCTACACCTGGGATGAGGTCAACGGTGGCAAGTCGCCCTCCGATGCCGAGATCGGCACCGGGGCCAACTGGGACAAGGTCGCCAGTTCCATCAAGCACACCGCCGGCGTCATCACGATCGGCGACGCTGCGAAGGACTGATCAAACGGCCACTGGCGGGCTCCGGCCCGCCTTTTCCTTTTCCATCTCAACAGGATCCGATCATGTCCGAACGCAAGATCGCGTACGAAAAACATCCCGTTTCCGCTGAGCGCAAGGCTGAGCTGCGCAAGCAGGGGTACAAGATCATCGACGCCCGGTTTGCGCCGCAATGTCAGAAGCCTGTCGGCGAAGCTCTCCGCGATGATGGCCCGACGGTGGCGGAGTATGTGGCTGCCGGCTATCTCGCATCGAACTACCCGCCGACCGGCTACAGCCCGCGCAGCACCCCGGAGGAAATCGAGGCGGCCATTGCCGCGGAAATGGGCAGCGGCGAGCCGGTCGGCGATGATGTCGCTGCCCTTCGCGCCGAATACGAGGCGAAGCTCGGCAAGAAGCCTTTTATGGGCTGGGATGCGGACGAACTCCGCAAGCGGATGGCAGAGGCCGGCGAGTGAGCAAAGCGGCCGACATCGCCGCGATCAACCGTTGGGACAGGCTCGTTCTGACAGACAGTGGCGATGTGTGCGCCATTGACGTCTTCCTCGACGCGGACGGCGACGAGGTTGGCGACCCGGCCCTGGCAGTTGTCGCCATAGGCCAATTGCCGGACAAACGCTGGTTTTCAGTTGACATGAGAGCCTATGAGACAGCGAGGACGCACTGATGGCGCTTATCGTCGAGGATGGCTCTGGAAAGCCGGATGCCGAAAGCTACGTCAGCGTGTCGGATTGCGCTTCCTACGCGGTCGCGCGCGGACTGACCTTCCCGGGCACACCGGAGGCAGAAGCCGAGGCTGCACTTCGCCGCGGGACCGCCTGGCTCGATGGAGCGTATAGGGGCAGCTTTCCCGGCCGGCGGAAGAAGGGCCGCGCCCAGGCATTGGAATGGCCGCGCGTTGACGCCTGGGACAATACCTGCCCGCCTGAGCCGATCGCTGATGACGAGATCCCGGTCGAGATCGTTCATGCAAGCTGCGAAGCCGGAATTCGCGAGCTCGCCGCGCCCGGTAGCCTCACGCCGGACGTGACTCCGGGCAAGATCAAGAAGTCGGCCAAGGTCGGCGACATCGCAGTGGAATATGCCATTGGCGCCGGTACCGCTCAGGATCAACGGCCGATCGTCTCCATCATCGACGACATTCTCGGCTCGCTGCTCTCGATCAGCCGTGGTGCGGCCCTGTTCGGAAGGGCAGAGCGGGCATGAGCTTCTACGGGGAAATGCGCGGCGTCGCGACCGAGCTCCTTGCCGAGTTCAAGCAGGGAACTGTCGAGTTGAAGCGGGTCGTCTCGACGCCCGGGCCGAACCCATGGGATCCGCCGACTGAGACGGAAACCCGGTGCCACCTATCCGCTACCGCCGAGCGCCTTCATCAGAGGTACGAGAATGGCGTGCTGATCGTGGAGACGGGCGACATGATCACGTTCGCGGTTCCCGAGGTCGAGCCTGTGCTCACCGACACGCTCATCATCGACGGCAAAGAGCGCGTCATCACCAACTTGACGCCTATCCCGCCTGCGGGGACCGTGGTGGCGTACAAGGTGTGGTGTGCGGCCTAAGGTACTGCGTCTGTTGAGGACGGCCCGCCTTCATCGACCAAAGTGCGCAGGCGATCCGTAACAGATCTGCTGAATTTGAGGCGCACACCGGCGCCGTTTGAGCCTTGCTCGGGAAATGAAGACGGCTCCCAGTCCCTCAAGCGTGCTTTTCAGCGCTTCGATCGTTGCGGCATCGGGTGTCTGAAGGTCTCGCTCGAACATTTCGAGGACATTCGCGTCGACCCCGGAGCGCCTGGCAAGTTTCGATCGAGACACCTGAACAAGGGCGCGTGCTGCCTTGCAAAGCGGTCCCGTGAACATGTCGGCCTCCATCTGGCTATTGGAATTACAGATGTTCAAACGCCTAGCACCTTGGGAGCGGTTCGAGTAGATGCCCCGCTCGACCCGCGATATCATCGAGGATCTGCTCGCAACATATGACGAGCGGCTACGCACGGCCTTCCTGGCGGCTGTTGACGACATCCGCAGCGCGATCGTGCTGAGAGTTGTCGTCGAACGGCTCGAGAAGGGAGACGTGGCCGGCGCAATCGAGGCGATGCACCTTGACGTAGATGCTTTCGCGCGGCTCGAACTGGCGATCGTCGAGGCCTACAACGCTGGCGGCGCCGCGACCGTCGACAACCTGCCAAGGGTGGCCGATCCGCAGGGAAACCGGGTGGTGTTCCGGTTCGGTGTCCGCAATCCGGAGGCTGAGGCCTGGTTGCGCGACCATTCGTCGACGCTGGTCACCAGGATCATCGACGATCAGCGGGAGGCGATCAGGACCGCGCTCACGGAAGGGCTGGCACAGGGGCAGAACCCGCGACAGACGGCCCTCGGTGTCGTCGGCCGCGTATCTCGCACCTCGAACCGCAGGGAGGGCGGGGTGATCGGGCTCACCGCAGCCCAGGGCCAGTATGTTGCCCGAGCCCGCCAAGAGCTGTTGTCTGGCGAGCCCGATCAACTGCAGCGGTATCTTGAGAGGGGGAGGCGGGACAAGCGCTTCGATCGGACCATTCTCGCATCAATAAGAAACGGCAAGCCCATCCCTAGGGAGACTGTTGATCGGATCGTTGGCCGCTATGCCGACCGGCTGCTCGAGCTTCGGGGCAGTATGCTGGCCCAGAACGAAACGGCGGACGCCTTGGCGAAGAGCCGGGAAGATGCCATCCGGCAACAGATCAGGGCGGGGAAGATCGCGGCTGTCGACGTGAAGAAGGTTTGGCGGCATACGCCGCAGGAGCATCCCCGCCATCATCACCGCGCCATGAACGGCAAGAGCGTTGGACTGGATGAGCAATTCGAACTGCCGAACGGCGTCCGGATGAGCTATCCGCACGCGCCGGATGCTCCGATGAGCGAGAAGGGCGGGTGCAAGTGCTTCTTCACCCTTCGCATCGATTACTTCGCCTCGGTTGAGCGTCGGTTCAGGGCTGAGCAAGTCTGATGGCGCAATCTTTCTCGGCGCAGATCGATGCCTGGGTGCACAAGGTTGAAGGCGCGATCGAGGCAGTCTTCAAGGAGAGCGTGCAGGAGCTCGTCGAGGAGGCCGATCAGCTCCTGACGAAAATGGTCTACGAGGCCCCGCCGACTCCGAACTATCAGCGTACCGGATTCCTTAGGTCATCGCTCAAGGTGTCGACCTCGTCCATGCCTCTGGCAAATCGCCCGCAAGGCGCGCCGGACGCCAGCTATATGGCCGAAATTGAGGTGCAGATTGCCGGGGCGGAAATGGGTGAGACCATCTTCGTGGGCTGGACTGCGAACTACGCGGGCTTCGTGCATTATGGCGCTCGTGGAGCCCCGCCCAAGCCGTGGGTCGGTCTAGTAGCGCAAAGATGGTCCTCGATCGTCGCCGACAAGACGAAAGAGCTTAAAGCCCGCCTTTGTCTTTGACGCCTACCAGCCTGTCGCTCTCCTGCTCTCCTGCCAGGAGTAGGGCCAAGCCAAGGCCAGAGAGAACCTGGCGGGCCGCTTTCAGCGCCGTGTCACCGCGAACGGTCTCGGCCTCATCATCGCCGAGAAGCTTGCGGGCGGCAGTAAGGCGCTCGTGGATCTGGTTGTCTGTCAGCGGCTTCATGCAACAAGGGATAGCGCAGAATGCCAGCCATAGAAACAGCCCTGTGGCTGGCCTTGCGCGCCCGCGTGGAAGCGTTGGTCCTGTCGCCGGCTCTGCCCGTCGCATGGCCGAACGAAAGCTTCACCAAGCCAACCGGCGGCTATCTCCGGGTGACGCGGATACCGAACCTGAACCGCCGTCTGTTCCTGAAAGGCTCCGATCCTCACCAGCGCCTGAGCCTGCTGCAGATCGATGTATTCGCGAAGAAGAACCAGAACGCAGCCGTCGCGCTGGAGATCGCCGGCCAGGTGGCGGCTCACTTCCCGGCTGATCTGAAGATGTCGGCCTATGGCGTCACGGCACGGGTGACCAAAGCGCCCGAGGTCGCTCAGCCGCTCGACGACGAAACGCACCTCATGGTGCCGGTGACAGTGTCGGTGGAAGCGATGGCTTAGAGCGCGGAGTGGTTACGAGAAGAATTCCGGTTCGCTCGAGCTGAATTTGCGATCCAACAATGTCCAGAAATCCTCGCTGTTCAGCGCCTCCCGATAGGGGCTGAGAGCTTCCACTATCTCGCCGGACTCTCCCTCTTGCATTTTGAGCATTCTGACTATTGCACCCAGGTGGTCCAACACCAGCATGCGTTCAGACGGACTGACGACGCGCGACAATGTTGCGGCTAGCCGCTCGTACCTATCCAGAGCTGAAAGCAGAGCGGAAGAGTCCTTGGATTCGACGCCCTGTGTGTGGAGCGCGAAGGCCTCTCTCATGAGGTACTGAGTGCGCTCTTTCAAACATTCCCAAGGCAACGCTGCTGCGGCATCGGCGTAGTGTCTGGCAGCTTCGCCGTATTGCGATCGTATCAGTGCGAGTTCGCCGCGTCGGGCGGAAGTATCGGCGGCAACTACAGAAAGGCGGTGGAAAGCCTGTTGCTGCTCAAGCTCGGCGTCGGCGAGCAGGGCGTCCGCTTTGTCCCAAGCGCCCGCTCTGATTGCTTCCTGCGCATCTGATTTGAGGGCGTCGATTGTTAGGCTGTCGCCCGTCATTGGTGGCGGAGTTGAGGTAAGCGAACGGACGCGTTCGGCAAGATAAGCCAGTTTTGCCGGCCGGAGTTCGGAAGGGATCTCCTCGATAAGCTGGAGCACCGCTATTAGCTGCCGGTGGTTTATCTGTAACTTCTGTTCCAGGTGAGTGATGAATCTTTGTTGTGTCTCCGTGTGTTCCTTGTAGGGCCGGACAATGGCGTCAAGTTGCTCCGGCGGGATAGCCTGGACGGTCGATTGACGGTTGTCGCTAAAGAGGTTGAAGGCGAAGTTGGAGGCCATCCAAATCAGTCCTTCAGCAATCCAACGAGGGCGGTCGCCAAACCTAACACCGCTACCCCTAGGCCGACCCAGTCCGGCTTGGCGCTCTTGGCCTTCTCCCGTTCCTCTGTGCCAGTCGTGATGGTCTGAGTGTTGGTACTGCCGAAATTGATGCCGAAGTTTCTCAAGTTAAAGCCGCCGCGTTGACCAGAGCCGATCTTGGCTAGACCAAGCAGAAAAACCAAAATACCGACAACGATCAGGATAGCACTTGTGGACATTGGCGAGTCCTCAGCGCTGTCATTGTGTGCCCAATTTGGCTCCACCGCAACATAAGAAAGGGGCGCCACCCGTCCCGTGTGCCGTATCCCGCCCTTCGGCAAGGCGACTTCAAGGAGCATCCCGATGATCAACACGGCATCCGGGGCCAAGATCTCCATTGGCCCCACCACTCCGGCCGGCACCGAGGCTGAATACTCGGCTCTGACCTATGTCGAGATCGGCGAGGTCGAGAACCTGGGCGAGTTCGGCGACCAGTCGAACGACGTCACCTTCACCTCTCTGAAGGATTCCCGCGTCCGGCACCTCAAAGGCGCTCGCGACGCTGGTGTTCTCGCCCTTGTGGTCGGCCGAGACTCGAAAGACGCTGGTCAGGTTGCGCTCAAGGCCGCCGAGAAGACAAAGCACGCCTATGCGTTCAAGATCGAGGCGGCCGATGCCGAAGACGCCAGCGATCCGAACAGCGTCTACTATTTCCATGCGCTCGTGCAGTCCGCCCGAGAGAACTTCGGCGAGGCGGACAATGTGGTTCGCACCACGTTCAATCTCGGCATCGCCACCGGCATCATTGAAGTGCCGACCGTTGCCACGCCCTGAGGTGATCCATGGACCTTTCCAAGTTTGACGGTTTCGCGAAGTCCTTCGACGAGGGTCTTCGCATCGAGATCCGACACCCTGTCACGGGCGAAAAGCTCGGCATGGCTGTCACCGTGGCCAGCTACCAGTCGGAGCGGGTGAAGAAGGTCCAGCGCAAGCCGGCGAATGCCGCCATGCGCGAGCAGCGACGGAACCCGAAGAAGGCGGCCACTGTCGATGAGGTCGAGGAGAAGGCCCACGACATCATGGTCGCAGCCGTGATCTCCTGGGAAGGCTTCGAGCGAGACGGTAAGGAGCTGCCTTGCACGCCCGAGAACGTCCGGTCGGTCATCACCAATCCGGATCTCTGGTTCATTCCTGAGCAGATCGATAAGGCCGCCGAGGATCAGCAGGCTTTTTTGACGGCCTCGCAGACGACCTCCTGACGTTTGCCGAGGCCGAATTCGCAAAGCCAGGCAGTGGCGAACCCCCGGACGCCACCGCCCATATCTGGGAATGGTACCTCGACCTGGCCGTCTCCTTCGGCGGCATGGGCGGCACGCCCTTCCATATGGAGATCGAGGCATACTCCCGATTGAGCGGCGCCGAGCCGGACTATTGGGAGGTCTCGATGCTTAGGGCGCTCTATCGCCTCAACATGGCAGCGGCCGACAAGCGGCCCAAGACAGGCCCGTCAACGCCTACGGTCGAAGTTGCAGACGGCGCCGGCATCAAGGGGCTCATGAGGGGGATGGGGGCGAAGAGGAAGGCTACTTGAAGTTCTTCAGCATATTCCTGCAGAACTTCTCGTTGAGGTGGCTGCCCTCAGTGCTTTGTTCTTCCACCTTCGCGACGAACTGCTCCACGGTCGGGTCGGTCACGCCAGCGTCTGCGAGGATCGCTGCCGCATTCTCTTTCGCCCACTCGTAGGGCCGATAGTCGCCGGTGATCGCGGCGCACTGATACGCCAGTGTTAGGCGAACTGCCGTTTTCTTGATCGCCTCCTCCCGCTCATCGGCAACCGCCGTTCCCGCCATCATCGCCAACAGAATCAGTGCTCGCATGCGTGCCTCCATTTAGGGGCGGCAACGCTAGCGAGCGATCAAGTCAAAGGCAAAGCCATGCCAGACATTGCCTCCCTCGGCATCGCCGTCGACAGTTCGCAGGCCGATAAGGGGGCCGTTTCCCTTGAGAAGCTGTCCAATGCGGCAAAGCGGGCTGAATCTGCGACGAAGGGGGTAACGATCGGCGCGCGAGGCGCTGCGGCTGCTGCCGTGTCCGTCTCCAGTGCGTCGAGCAATGCCGCCGCTGCCTTGGACCGGGAAGCCGCTGCCGCGAAACGTGCTGCCCAAGCTATGAACGCCCATGGGGTTGCCGTGAATGACAATGTTCGCCGGATGGGCGGCAGCATGTCCGGGTTGGCGGCTCAGTTCCAAGACATCGGCGTCACCGCAGCGATGGGCATGAACCCGCTCGTAATTGCCCTTCAGCAGGGCACGCAGATCGCGGGGCAGATGGAAGCTGCAATGCAAGGCGGCAGTTCGGCGCTCGACGTCCTGGGGCAGTCCTTCAAGTCGCTGTTCTCTCCCCTGACGTTCGTCACCATAGCGCTGACCGCCTTGACGGCAGCGGGGCTCCAGATGGTCGACTGGCCGAAGGCAGCGGCATGGGCGCTCGCTCTGCTCGCCGACAACTTGGAGATGATTGCCCCGTACGCGGCGGCCGCTGCCGGCGCGCTCGCACTCATATACGCGCCGTCCATCGTCACCGGCTTGGTCCATCTGATCGCGTTGATTGCGCGCATGGGTACCGCTGCGCTCGCGGCAGCCGGCTCATTCACGGCTGCATGGCTGGCGGCCATGGGCCCGGTGGGATGGCTGATCGCCGGTATCGGAGCAGTGGCCGCCGCAGCGTTCCTCCTCCGAGATCAGATCAAGACCGCTATCGGCGTCGACGTCGTCGAGGTTTTCAAGGCTGCCGGCAACTTCATCATCAACAGCTTCGAGGCCGCCTACTCGGACGTGAAGTTCATATGGTCGAACTTCGGAAACATGATGGGCGCGGCTGTGGTTGGCGGTGTGAATGTCGCGATTCGCGCGATCAATAGCCTCATCGAGCAGGCCTCAAAAGGTATCGACAAGCTTATCGACACCATCAACCCCGTCCTTGAGTACGGCGGCCTAGACCCGTTCAGCAAAGTTGGCGGATCAGTTTCCATCGAGGAACTGCCGAATCCCTATGCTGACAGCTTTTCTCGCGCCAATGCTGCTCATGCTGGCGAGATCGAGCGCATCATGGGCCAAGATCGCCTTGGCCAGTTCGGAGCCGCGATCGGTGAGGGCGCCTCCTTTGCTTCGGACAAGCTCCGCGAACTGTCCGACTGGATGGGGACGGCCGAGGAAGCCACCATGAAGGCGGACAAAGCTGCCAAAGAGGCTGCGAACGGCTGGCGGCACTTCGGCCGCGAAGCAGCGCGCGCGGCCGAGGAGACGCTCCAGTTTGCCCAGGACGTGGGGCGCGGCTTCATGTCTGACCTTCGCTCTGGTTTGGAGGAGGGTAAGGGCCTGTGGCGCTCTTTCGCGGACGCGGCTCTGAATGCGCTCGACAGGATAGCAACTCGCTTGATCGACATGGCCACTGACAGCCTCATCTCCAATGTGCTGGGCAGCTTGGTGGGCGGCTCGTTCCTCACGCCTCGTGCTTGGGGGGCAATCCAGTCTGGGGCTGGCGGCCTCTATGCGGACGGCGGCTATACCGGTGCTGGCGGCAAGTACGAGCCGGCCGGCGTGGTCCATAAGGGCGAATACGTCTTCTCGGCAGCTGCCGTTCGCGCGCTTGGGGCTGGCAATCTCGACCGCGTCCACCGGGCCGCAAAGCGCGGCTTTACCGACGGCGGATACGCGGGCTCTCAGAGGCTGCAGGCGCCAGCCAACCAAAACGGCGGCAGTCCGTTCACCTTTGCTCCAGTCTATCACATCGACGCGCGCGGCGCCGACCAGGCCGCCGTGGCAAGGCTCGAGGCGGGACTGGCGAAGACAAATCGCGAGATGGAGGCGAGGGTGGTCAACGCTGTGCGCGACGCCAACAAGCGGAATGTGAAGTTCGGATGAGCGTCGTATTTCCCCGGACTGACGTCCTCTCGGTCGAGTTCACTGACCAGAAGTTTCGTCTCGTGGAGCGCCAGGAGTTCAGCCGTACAGCGCAGGGCCGGACGATAGGTAAGAGCTTTGGCAGCGCCCTATGGATGGCGGATTGGACAACTGCGCCAATGCCATTGACGGACGGCGTCGGCTATGAGGCGGTGCTGAACTCGCTCGACGGCGTGATCCAGCCATTCTTCGGTTACGATCTGCGCCGGCCTTATCCGGCTGCGCACTCTGCTGGAGATTTCTCCGAAGCCAGCGTTACCGTTTACCAGATCGGAGCGGATGGTAAATCGCTGGGACTCGACGGTCTGCCGACCGGCTTTGTGTTGACCCGAGGTGACTATATCGCCTTCGACTACGGTAGCGTGCCGTCTCGCGCGCTGCATCAAGTCATGGAGACCGTCACGGTTGATGGCACTGGTATCTCGCCATCCTTCGAAGTGCGGCCGCATCTGAGGCCAGGGCTTGCGGTCGGCGATCCGGTCATCCTGAAGAAGCCCTCGGCGCTCTTCACGCTCCAGCCGGGATCGGTGGAGTCGATTGTGCAGGATGGGATGTTCTGCGCCATTTCCTTCAGCGCTGTGCAGGTTCTCTGATGCCCCGTTACATCTCCGCCGGAAACTTGGCTGCACTTCAGGCGCGCCAGCTCGTCGCCCGCGACTTCCTTTGGATCGTTGCTCGCGATCGAGAGACGAATGTACCTGTGCCCGACGGCATGTGGTCAGACGTCGGCAATGTGGCAGCCGCGGTAATCAATCCCGACACTGGACTGCCGGTCACCCGCGACTGGTACGGCTCGGGCACGCTCGTCGCGATCGACGATATCCCGCTGGTCTCGAATCTGTCGGTCCAGACAGTCAGGATCCGCATGTCGCAGGTCAGCGAGCATGTCGAGCAATTGGTTCGCCAGTACGACTGCAAACAGGCGCGCGTCGAGATATTCCGCGGGCTCTTCGATCCTGAGAGCCGTCAGATGGTGGCGCCGGCGGAATGCCGGTTCGTCGGCTTCGTCGACACGATCGAGATCGTAACACCTTCGGAGAACGAAGAGGACGCGGTCACGCTCAACTGTGTCAGCCACACACAGGAGATGACCCGGGCGAACCCGGAGACCCGGAGCCATGCAACGCAGATCTTGCGCGACCCGAACGATACCTTCTTCAAGGATGCCGACACGGTTGCCGAGTGGGAAATCTTCTGGGGTTCGGAAAAGGGCAAAGTGCCGACACAGCCGAAGCGGAAGAAGTTCCTCGGGATCTTCTGATGAGCATTCGCCAAGCCGGTGAGACCGATCGCTTCCGCGTGGTCGCTTTGCTCAGGGAAAGTCATGTTGCGGCGCGATTCACCTGGCCATTCCAGGCCGCCTATGCCGATCGCCTGTTTCGGGAACACATGACCACGGGCCTGGTGCTCGTGCTCGGCGATCCTGCGCAGGGCCTCCTGATGGCCAGGACCTTCGAACATCCCTTCGGCGCCGGCCGTTGGGCCAAGGAAACCGTCTGGTACATCGCGCCGGGAGCACGGGGCCGCTCCGCTCTGCAGATGCTGGACGCCTATGAGGCATGGGCCCGGGAACAGAGATGCGACACGGTCGGCATGGCATCGCTCGCGACCAATGACGTTTCCGCTCTCTATCTCCGGCGGGGCTACGTGCCGGCCGAGACGCATTTCATCAAGGCGCTGACTTAAAGCCGCCGGACTGATCAGGAACATCGATGGCAATTTTCTCGGGCCTTGCCGCGATCGGCACCGCTATCGGCGGTGTTGTGTCTGCCTTTATGGGGAGCACCATCGGCGCGTTGGTGCTCAAGGCGGCCGTCGGCCTCGGCATTAACCTGCTCGCGCAGTCGCTCGCCGGCAAGCCGAAAGAACCGCTGTTCTCGATCAACGGCACGTTGCAGGGCGGTGGTGACCTTCCAAGGACGTTCATTCTCGGTCGAACCGCGACGGCCGGATCGCTCGTGTGGGCGAATACGTGGGGCAGGGACGGGGAGACGCCCAACGCCTACCTGACCCAGGTCATTGCGCTTTCGGACCTGCCGACACAGTCGCTTGACGAGCTTTGGGTCAACGGCGAGCGGAAAGACGTCGATTGGGCCAACCCGCATCCGCAGTATGGCGCGCCTGTAGCCGGCTACCCCGACGCGCTTTGGGTGAAGTTCTACGACGGTACCCAAACAGCCGCCGACCCGTTCCTGGTGACGGCCGCGTCAAATGCGCAGCGCACTTATGATGCGTCACGCGTTGGCTGGGGCGTATCTTATGCCGTCGTCACGGCGAAGGTCACGAAGAACCTCTTCTCGGGTATCCCGAATTTCAAATTCGTGGTGACCGGCTGCCGTCTCTATGACATCTCGAAGGACAGCACCGCTGGCGGTGTAGGCCCGCATCGTTGGGACAATCCGGCCACCTGGGGCGGCGACGGCGACCATCTCCCAGCCGTGCAGGCCTATAACCTGCTTCGTGGCCTGACCTACAACGGCAAGTGGATTTATGGCCTGCAGGGTCTCGCCGCGGCGCGTCTGCCGGCGGCCAACTGGATTGCCCAGGTCAACAAGTGCCGGGCGCCGATCCTCGGTCATGACGGGTACGAGCCGACCTATCGTTGTGCCGGAGAGATCCCCGTCGAGGCCCCGCTGGCGACAGCACTCGAATCGATCCTGACGAGCTGCATTGGTCGCATCTCGGAAGTGGGCGGCGTCTACAGCATCCATGTCGGCGCGCCGGACCTGCCGACCGTCTCTTTCACCGACGGCGACATTCTGTCGACCGAAGAGCAGTCCTTTACGCCGTTCTTTGGCTTGGCCGACACGATCAACGGCATCTCGGCGACCTATCCGTCCCCGGCCGATGCTTGGTCGACCAAGGCAGCGCCGCCGCTCTACAGGGCCGATCTTGAGGCGCAGCACGGCAACCGCCGGCTCATGGCCGATGTCCCGCTCGACATGGTGCCCTATGCCGAGCAGGTGCAGCGCCTCATGCGCTCGGCTCTCGAGGAAGGGCAGCGGGCCCGGCGTCACACGCTCGTGCTACCGCCGGAGTTCTGGCCCTATGCGGTCCCGGGCGAAATCCTGTCCTGGACGTCGGCTCGGAATGGCTACATCACCAAGCTGTTTCGGATCGACGGCGCCGCCGACCGGGCGAACCTTGACGTTATGGTCGACGTCACGGAAGTCGATCCCAGCGACTACGACTGGAACAGCGACGCGGATTTCAAGCCGCCCGTCGACGGCGCGGTCGGACCGATCCGCCCACAGCCTCAGCCGATCATCGACTGGAATGCCGAACCGGCATACGTGCCGGACAACACCGGCAAGCCGCGCCGGCCGGCCATACTGCTGTCGTGGGACAATGCCGAGGGCCGTTTGGTCGACGTCATTGGCATCGAATTCGAGGTGCGGCTCGCCACAACCCTGGCGACAGTCTATGGCGGCCGAACGGATCAGCCGGAGGTCGGCTCGCTGCTGATCTCGCAAGGGTTGCTGCCACTCACGGCTTATGGCGTGCGCGGCCGGTATATCGCTGGTTCCGACCGGCCGACGCTCTGGTCGAACTGGCTTTCGGTTATTACGCCGGATGTCCGTTTCAGTAGCGACGACATCTTCGACATCGATCTCAACGCGCTCGCGGAGGACGTCAAGCGGCTGACGAAGTGGATCGGCGACGACACGCGGATCCTGCGCGACAAGATCGAAGCGCTGGCGACGAATGCCAGCGACCAGGACCTGAGGAACTACGACGACAAGGCCTCCTTGCGCCGTGAAGTCGTTGTGGTCGCGAACAAGATCACCGCGGGCTACACAGAAGCGATCAATGTCGCTGTCGGGCCGGGCTCGGCAATTGCGAACCAGATCGAAACTCTGACAGTCGAGATTGCGGGCAAGGCATCCGTCGAGGCGCTGAACGCCGTCACAGTCCGCGTCGACACGATCGACGGTGAGCTGAGCATCCAAGGCGCGGCGATCCAGCACCTGGAAGCCGAGATTGAGGGCAAGGCATCCGCCGTGGCCTTCGATGCTCTCTATGTGCAGGTGAATGGCTCGGGCGGCATTGCCGAACGGCTGAGCGGTGTCGAGTTCGCCATGGACGGCACCACGGCGAGCAGTCGGTTTCGCATGTCGGCCGGCTATACTCCGGGGCCGGGATGGTCGGCCCGCATCGGCATGGAAGCCCGCGTCAACAGCGGTTCCACTTATCGCGCCGCCGGCATGTACCTCGATGTCACGGCAACGAGCGCCCGCGTCGTGTTCGACGTGTCGCAGTTCATCATCACCGACGGGTCGAGCACCGCCGCACCGTTCGTCTTCTCGGGAGGCGTTGCGTACATGGAAAACGCGCGCATCGGCACGGTCTATTTCAACCAGCTGATGTCGACGAATGGGAAGCTGATCATCAAGGGCTACGGCAACGAAGCGTCAATCGAGATCTGGTCATGACCAGGAACTATGTGGGCTGGAAAGAGGGCGTGGGCGCCGTGATCAGGATCGTCGCCAGCGACGCACATGATCCCAAGACACACCCGAAATCCGATTTCGGTGCGTTCCGGATCGATACCGAAACTGCCGCGATCGGCTACGGCGACCACAGGGGGACGCAGACCGTGGTCCCTCTGTCGCTGCAATGGTTGCCCGACCAGTGGTACGACAACTGGATAGGTGGTCAGGTGCTCGCGAGAACGCAAGCAGCGGGCGGGAATCCGAACAATGGCGTGATGAGTCTTTTCGCCAACCCTGGGGGGATATGGCCCGATCTTAACGCGTTTTACTTCGTAACGACGCAAGACACGGCCTGGAAGCAGGCGTGGAGTTCTTTTGGCGCGGCGTATTTGGGCAGCAGTGACAGGTATAATGTCACGCGTCGTGGCCCGACAGAGCGCTACCAGCAAATGATCGTTCCGGTGAAGACAAACGGCGGTTGGTCTGCTGCCGGCTATGGCTATCTGGATCCTCAAAGCACGGCAACTGACGTAAACGCGCCGCCGCAGCTTACCCGTGACCTATCGACCGTCCCCGGCGTTTTCATGCCGATAGCCAACATGCCGGTCAGGACGTACTCGTTTTACGGTCTCGACCTGCCCGTTGACGAAAGCCCGTACCCGGCCGTTCCGCCCGGCCCACCGACCCAGGGTCTGATGACGGTGTACTTCAACCAGAGCCTCGCCAGGATGTCGAAGGCGGGGTACGACATCAGAACGGCCAACTTCGACCAGTTGATCTTCGACAGTGCGAAGTTGCCGATGAAGGTGATCAAAACCGGGTTGGTCGGCATCGCTCAAGGCGGTGTTGTGGGCATCCCTTTGGGCGCCGCGTACGACCCGTCGATCTTCGTTGACTACCTCGTCCAGGCGCAAGGTGCGAGCTACCTATGGCTGCCGGCGTGGCCGGAAAACCCTGCACTGTTCTACAACGTGCAGTATCGGATCAATGGCTCGACACTGGAGCTGTACAACACTAGCTCGACGGCCGTGTGGGTGCGCTACGTTGTGATGGCGGCGGATAGCCTGGCGCCATCGGTCGGCACGAATAAGGTCTTTGACCGAGGCCTAGATTATCTCGTGATCCGCCGGCCCGGATCGGCGGGAACGCGCTTGAAAGACACGATCGTCGACAGCCGCTTGTCCTATCTGCCGATCGTGCAGCAGGCATGGGTGCCGTTCAGCTCGTTCGCAGATAGTGGCGGGCACCAGGCCGGCACGCATTATTGGGCGACAAGCTGGGCGAATCCTGGCAATTTCAAGCCCTATGTGCTGGCCAAGGTCGCGCGGCAGAACAAGAACAACCCGGCGCAGATCGTCTATCAGGATTTCTACGGGAAGTTTCTCGAAATCAGCAGCCAGAACCGCTTTTCGGATAGCACGTTCATGTGCCAGTTGACCGACACTTCGGCGACCTTCTTCGCCTCGAACGGCGGTCGATGGGAGGACGCTTGGAGTCTGGACGGCGGCGCCTTTAGGGGCCGCTCGTCCTCCTATCAGACGATCGGCATCCGCTACTACGTCTTCGCGATCCCCACCAACCTCTGAGAGACAATTCATGTCGAAAGCTGACGAGGCCAGCGCGCACCGCGCGGCCAATCATCCCGACACGCCAGAACAGCCGGTACCGCCGCAACAGGAGCCGGCGCCCGACGGCCAGCCCAAAGCCCCGCTTGGCCCGCTCGGCCAGTTTTTCCAGCGCGAGGCCGAGTTCTACCGGGGGGAGGCGCTATCCATGGCAGTGATGCTGGAGCGCCTTGCGCTGGCCAGCCGCGAGCAAGCCGGAAAGGAGTAAGCCTTGTCCTACATCCCTGATTATCGCGATGGCACTGTCTCACTCGCGACGGGCACGAGGGATCTTGTCGGCGTCGGCACAGCTTGGGCTTCGGGCGCGGGCATTCAGACCGGCGACATGTTCTTGGTCGGCGGCTTTGTGGCGCTAATCGAAACCGTTGTCGACGACACGCATATTACGCTTCGGGACAACTGGGGCGGCCCGACACTGCCGGCCGGATCGAGCTATTCGATCAAGTTCTCGCCGGATCAGTCGCGGGTGCAGGCGAGTGTGGCCGCGCTGATCAATCGGCTCGGAAACGGCAATGTTGATGCGCTCGCCGCGCTGGACATCGAAGCTGATACGCTGCCCTACGGCAATGGGCCGGGTAGCCTTGCCCTGGCGGCGTTTACGGATATCGGCAGAGCGCTTGTGGGGGCGGCTGACACGGCCGCAGCACAGACAGCCATAGGCGGAGGTGAGGCGGGCAGGGCGGTTTTTGTCGCCTCTGACAAGGCTGCCGCCCAGACGGCAATCAGCACTGCCGCCGTCGGCAAGAATGTGCTGGCCGCCGCCGACGAGGCTGCAGCACAAGGCGCGCTTGGCGCAACCGACGTCGGAAAAGCCTTGCTGGGCGCCATTGACCAGGCGGCGGGACGAGCAGCGATTGCCGCTCAACAACAGGATGATCAGCTTTCAGCTATTGCAGCTCTCACCGGCCTGGGTGGTGCCTTCATCAGATGGACTGGCGCCTCGTCGGCGGTGATGCAGGCGATCAACGGAATCTGCGCGGAGTCGGGCGGATCGGCTACGGGCTCGCTCTTTGAGCAAGCGGCGAATGCCAGCGGGCAGTACTTCCGTTTCGCGGGCGGGATGCAGATTTGCTACACCCGGCTGGACTATGGAGGGTCTGGCGCAGGGATCAGGACCGTCAATTGGACCTACCCGGCTGCCTTCGCATACGATCCGATGTTGCTTGGTTCCGCCGAAGGATTCGGCGAAGCATTCAGGTTCATTGGCATTTCGGGTCCTGGCAAGCCGGGACCGACAGGAGCCACACCTTCCATCGAGGTCACTGCCGCAGGCGCGGGGACTGTTATATGCCAAGCCGTGGCAATAGGGAGGTGGTTCTGATGCGCGTGTCGTTTTCTCCGCAGCGTCGCGACCACACTCTGATCGTGGCTAAGCTCGGCGACATCCTCATGATCAACGGCGAGGCTTTCGATTTCTCGCTTCTGCCGGACGGCGCGACCATCCCGGCCGGCGAAGTGCCTTGCGAGTGGATCGTCGGGCCGGTTGAGCGCATAGCCGGTGATCTACGCGTTACTCTCATCCTGCCGCATGGTCCCAACCCATCTCAGGCCGTGGCCTTTCCGGCGATGCTGATCGATCCGCCTGACGGGCCATTGGCGAATCCAAGTGACGAGGAGATCGCCAATGTGGAAGCCTGATCCTGAAATCATTATCACGGCAGAGCAGAAGGCGGCCGAAGCACAAGCCGCGCTCATCGAAGCCTTCCGGGTGGCCATTCAGGGGCATGTCGAAGCTACGGCTCAGAGCCGCCGCTACGATAGCGGCAACTCGCTTGCGAGCTATGTCGCCAGCACCAATGCCGTCTGGGCGGGCGAGGCTGCCGCTTTCGTCGCATGGCGGGATGACGTTTGGACCTATTCATATGCCGAACTCGATAAGGTGGTAGCGGCTGAACGTCCACAGCCGACTATCGAGGAGTTCGTCGCTGAGCTCCCTTGGATTGCATGGCCGGCCTAGTGGAGGATCAATACCTGAACCGATGACAGCGACCGGCTTCGTTCCACAAGGTCCCGCAAATTAGACCAAGGTCGACACCGCTTCGCTGGCAAACAAACTTGCCAGTCACGTAATGTGACGCTATGTGTCCGAAGGGGAGCTAGATCACGCAATGTGATCTGGCCGCATCTGGGCGTTCGGGGAATCCAATTGAGAAAATTTGTGTCCGGCTTAGGCCTGTCTGTGGTGTTCTTTGCCATCAACACGCCGGCTTACGCTTATCTTGATCCTGGTACGGGCAGCATCATCCTTCAAGGTCTGATTGCGGGTATTGCTGCATTCGGAACGATCATCTCTATCAACTACCATCGGTTGAAGGCTAAATTCAGAGAGATCTTCGGAAAGGGCGACGGCGATAAGGCCATGAAATGACAACTCTGGTGAATTTTGATCAGGGTTCATTTCGAGACCCGTCAGGGCAGGTTTTCGAGTACCAGGGCCGAATCCTTAGGACAATCAATGAGCCGGCGCGGATTAATTACGAGGCCGCGCGTGACGCTGGTGTGCTCGACAAGCTCACTGGGGCAGGGGCATTGGTTGCATCTCGCCAGGTTTCTGTCTGGCCGGTTGCGATACCGGGTGCTGCTTACTTGCTCGAACACGAGCGGATACCATTTATATCGTACCCATATGAATGGTGCTTCGGGGAGTTGAAGGCGGCAGCGCTCCATCATCTGAATCTCCAAATCGAGCTGCTGGAAAGCGGATACGTTCTTTCCGATGCGACCGCCTACAACGTTCAGTTCATCGGCCCAAAACCGATCTTTATCGACACGCTATCGATCCGGCCGTATCAAGAGGGCGAATATTGGCAGGGGCATCGCCAATTCTGCGAGCAGTTCCTTAATCCGCTTTTGCTCCGCTCGCTGTTCGGCATAGCACACAACGCATGGTTTAGGGGTGGCCTGGAGGGTATAGCGACCGGTGACCTGGCTCGTCTTCTATCCCTGAGACACAAGATTTCGTGGAATGTGCTGGTACACGTAATCCTTCAAGCCAAGCTCGAGGCGAAGGCCCTGCAGGCGCCAGACCAGGCGATTCAAAAAGCCAAACAGTCTCGACGGCTTTCTCGCGCTGGCTACAAGGGCATTCTTACCCAGCTCCGCAGTTGGATCGGGAAGTTGCATCCTGCGGACACTGGAAAGACCGTCTGGGGCGACTACTCGAAAGACAACACCTACACGAGTGAGGAAGCGTCGGCCAAAAAGAAGGCGATCGCAGAGTTTGCGTCGGCGTCGCGGCCGAAGATCCTGGTCGATCTCGGGTGCAACACCGGAGATTTCTCGGTGGCTGCGCTGGAGGGCGGGGCACAGAGCGTGATCGGTTTTGATTTCGACCATCGGGCCGTTGAGATCGGGTATGCCCGCGCGCTCGCAGAAGGGCGCAATTTCCTCCCGCTGTGGCTGGATGCATCCAATCCCAGCCCGGACCAGGGCTGGAAGCAGGCCGAGCGCAAAGGCTTCGGCGGCCGTGTCAAGGTCGACGCCATGGTTGCGCTCGCGTTCGAGCACCATCTGGCGATTGGCAAGAACGTGCCACTGGATCAGGTTGTCAAATGGCTGATGGAGACCGCGCCCAAAGGCATCATTGAATTCGTGCCGAAAGACGATCCTACGATCAGGAAAATGCTCGCACTGCGGGAGGACATTTTCTCAAACTATTCCGAGGCCGCGTTCGTTCGCGCCATGGAACAACATGGGCGAATTGTCGCCAAGCAGACCGTATCGAAGAGCGGGAGAACGCTTTTCACATACGACCGGGCACACTGATCCCTCGCTCCGCATAGCCAAGAGAAAGCCAATGTCGAGGTCAAAGTCCGTTGCGGTCACGATGGCAGCCGCATTGCTTGTGCTGACGACCCTCTTTCTCGGAATACCGAGCATCGTCTATGCCGCGAATCCAGGCGAATTTGCATGGCCCTTCGCGAACATTGTAGAGAGTTATGCCTTTTGGGCCGTCGCAGTCTGTGGGCTCCTTGTACTTCCGGCCATTGCTCTGCCACCAAGGTTCGGCCGATGGTGGGCCGCGGTTGCCGTTACTGCTGCGATTTACGTCTGGGCCCACGGAGTGTTCCAGACGCACAGCTTCGGCCAGATTGACGGCCGAGAATGGTCCGCATCTGTGCCGCGATGGCAAGTCCTCGTCGAAGGTATCGCAATCCTCGCGTGTGCTTTTGCAATCTGGCTGATCGCAGTTCGGCGTCAAGCATTGGCGGTGGGGCTCGTACTGTTTCTGTCGGCAGGAATGGCCATGCAGGTCTGGCCGGTTTTGACCTCCAGCCGGTGGATTGATCTGTCTGGCGTCGATCGGATGGCCCAAACCACATCTTTCTCGCCGGACAAGAACGTCCTCGTCGTGCTGATGGACACGATGACTGCCGACGTTTTTGAGGAGGTCGTCAAGGCCTCGCCGGAACTCAAAGCGGCATTCGATGGGTTTCTGTCGTTTCCTGACACTACGGGTGTGGCACCCTCAACCTACCTGACAATGCCTACCATTCACTCCGGCAGAATTTATGAAAATGGAGAAGTACTATCGGAGTTCTTCGACACTGCCGTACGTGATCATTCTGTCCTAACTAAGCTCGCCGACGCAGGGTACGAAACTGTCTTGATCAATCCCATCCGTGGAACTTGTCCCCGCCGGGTCGAGTGCTTCGATGCTAACGCAGCGATGAGAGGCGATGGTGGTTCTGTTCGCTCGGAAGCGTCACGGATCATGGACGCGACCTTATTCAGACTGGCGCCTCTGGGCCTGAAGGAGGCGGTATACAATAATGGTCAATGGGTGGTGCAGAGTTGGACGAATGACCCGCGATTCGCACATGTCGTGGTAGCAGCGAACTCGTTTTTGGAAGAGGTTTCCGGCAAGATTTCCGTGGGCGCGAGCCGTCCGACTCTGAAATTCATCCACTCATTGGCAACTCATCCGCCCTACGTGTATCGAAATGACTGCAAGTTTGAGGGACGCCAACTAGAGGTGAGCAGGGCCAATTTTGTGACCCAGGTCCGTTGCTCGCTCGGGAATTTCGCTCTTCTATTGAAGGCCCTGAGAGACAAAGGGATCTATGATCGAACAGCGATTATTCTGATTGCTGATCACGGGAACTATCAGGTGGACAGCAGCAGAACGTCGATTGGCGGAACATTGGCTGCCAACATCGCTTCCGCAAATCCAACCTTCGCGATAAAGCCGATCGGGAATCGCGGCGATTTTCGTTCAGTGAAGGGCGAAGTCCACATCGGTGATTTCGGGGCCACGCTATGCGATCTCGCTTCAGATTGCGAGGTCGACACAGGATTTTCTGCGTTAGCAGCGCCAGCAGGTCGCACCCGAGTATTCAATTATTATCGCTGGAGGCATGAGTACTGGGAGGCGAAATCCATCCCTGACCTGACGCGCGTGGAGATCGTTGGGCCCATAGAGGAGGCCCAAAACTGGGCCAAAGTGGCCAGTATCGACGTTGGCGAGACTATATTTTTCAACGGACAAGGCACGTCTCATCAGTACGTGGGCAGCGGCTGGTCTGGGCAGGAATCATGGGGAACATGGACCGACGGCAATATGGCAAGACTGATTTTCTATACATCGCAAAACCAGCCGTTAGTTGCCACGCTGATGGCCCATGGATTTACCCCAGCCGGTGCGCCGTTGCGAGTGCTGATCGATGTTGACGGCTCGCCTTCAGGTGAGCTGGTGTTTGAAGACAGTGCTCCGAAAAAATGGAGCTTCGACATCCCGGCAGAGGCGGTAAATGACGGCCGTCTCGAAATAGATTTTCACATCTCTGATCCCAGATCTCCCGAGCAATTGGGGCTGTCGGAAGATTCTCGCGGCCTAGGAATGGGAATGCACTGGATGAGATTGGATTCTACGGACGCATTTGCCCGCAGCAACGAAGTCGACGCGAAGTAGGAGGTCTCTCTCAGTCTCAGGCAATTGCCAGGCGAGCGATCAGCGCTACCAGCAAGTCTGGCGAAGAAGCACAAACTGGCACGGCTCGCTCAGTTCGACAGGGAACGTGCCGGCTTAGATCGTTTCCGACGATGCCTTGGTCAGTTGAGGCACGTTTGCACCGGGCGGCAGAGCGAGTTGCACCGGTTCCGTCGGAAGCCGCCGACTTATGGGCTAGATGCCACCTTGGCGGTTCGGGCCGACGCGAAGGTTACAATTGATGACGGGTGGCCTCAGCTATACAAGCGTAGCGGGCTTAGGGGACAAACATGGCAACTTACAATATCGGAAAATACTTCGTCGATTTACCCGCAGACCATAAGCTGCCGGTGTATCAGCGGGATGAGCCTCTCTACGACCGCGGCTTTATCCCGCTGTTGCTGGCTTTGTTTAAAAGCTCTCCCTCGGGATGGATCGTCGACATAGGCGCGAATGTCGGGGATACTGCAAGCCTAATGGCGAGCCTGACCGGGCACCCCATCATTTGCGTGGAGGGGGAGGAGGCGTTTCTCCCGTTCCTCCGCCGAAATCTTGAGCGGCTGAGCAGTGAAATCGTGCTTTGTGAAAGGCACGTCTTTACCCGCCGCATTGAGGAATTGGGATTAACCTATCACCTCGGCGACAGCACAGGTGGCTTCTCAACCGGTGAAGGGAAGCAGGCCCAGAACTTCGTCACAATCGATGAGATCGTGAAAACGGCAGCCCAAGATGTCCTGCTGTTCAAGTCTGATACTGACGGTCTGGATATTCCGATCGTCGAAGAATTCCTTGACCGGGGGAATTGCCCAGACGCTGTGATTTTCATGGAGGTGAACCCGAATTATCAGGTCACCGACCTGACCTATGTAGCCAAGTTCTTCCGGAGGATTGCAGAGGCGAACTATTCGCTGGCCATCTTTTCGAACCGAGGCGTGCCCTTCGGTTTCATGGATCGTATCGAGCCTGACCTTCTGGTGGATATGCTGCGTCACGTAGTTTTTTCGCAAGGCGGCAGCGCCGTTCCCTATCATTATCTGGACTTCTTCCTGTTCCCGAAGTCACGTCAGGCGGTGTTTTCCACCATTGTTCGCGGCTACCGCGACGGCTCATTCATGTAAGCGGGTTGACGATCGTGAGCCCCGTTCGACTGTACGAGCCGAAGCGAATTCTTTTCATTGGCCACGCCTTCCATGGCAAGACCAAATCCTCCCATTTTTTTAAAAGGCTTCTTTGGGAGATAGGGAGCGTCGAGGAATTGGCGGATGATGCGCTGGACAACCCCGAACTGCGTCGTGACTACCGAGAACTCGTCGAGGGCCAGAACTATCATCTGGTTGTCGTCTGGCAGATCGAGTATGTGGCGCAGCAATTGGCGGGGCTGCCCAATGTCGTCTTCGTCCCCATGTGGGACGGATGCCGGGAATTGCCCGATCAGTTCTGGCGCTCGCTGCTTGGAACGCGGGTTCTTTCCTTCTCGCTGCCGGTGTTCGAGAAGGCGCAAAATGCGGGTCTGGAGACAATATACGCTCAGTATTGGCCAGCGTTGCCGGACTTCGAGCTTCCAGCAGTGCGGCCTAACAGTGCCTTTTATTGGTACAGGCGCAACGACATTACGCTCGCTCGCCTGGAAAATTTCTGCCAAGAGCTTGGCATCGAAGAGCTAACCATTCTTTGGCAGCCCGATCCGCCTGTCAAACGACCGATCGCCAAGGCAGAATTCACTTCGAAATTGTCGGCCAATGTGCGGTTCGTTCCTTGGCACAAAGACAAGGTCGCACAGCTCAGCGAAATTGCCTCGACAGAGTATTACATCGCCAGCCGACTCTATGAAGGCATTGGCATGTCGTTCCTGGAAGCTATGGCGCTGGGCTGTTGCGTGGTAGCGCCCAAGAACCCGACCTACACGGACTACATTGTCTCGGGGGCAAACGGTCTGCTCTACGATCATTCCCCGCGCGCCGGAACGCTGCCGGTAAAGGAGATGAGAAAAAACGCCTACCGGTCCTTTGCCGCTGGGCGGGACAGATGGGAGCGCTGTGTCCCGGGAATATTGGCATGGCTGGATGCGCGGGAGCCGTTTGATTTCTTCAGCGTTCCACTCGATTCCATCGTGCCGAACGGGCGCGGCGAGAAGCCTCTGGTTACTGTGGTAACTGTCGTTCGCAATGCAGCCGCAGACCTTCGCAAGACCGCGGACAGCGTACTAAGCCAGCAGGGAGTGAATTTCGAATATATCGTTGTCGACGGCGCGTCGACCGATAACACGGTTACGGTGGCTAGCGGTTACGGACGCCGGATAGATCGTGTGATTTCGGAGCCCGATCGTGGCGCTTACGATGCGATGAACAAAGGAGCCGCGGTCGCATCTGGGAAGTATGTGATGTTCATGAATGCAGGTGACGTCTTCTTGAACGAAGGCTCACTGGCGGAGTTCGTCGGCAGCGCCGAAGACGAATCCGACTTCGTCATCGGCCATCACGTTTACAAGGCGGATCAGATGCAAGAGCCCCGCCGCGTCTCGGACTTCCACGCTACTTACGCGAATTTGGTGTCGGGGAACATTTCTTGGGAGTGGCATTCGGGCATTCCAAGCCATCAATCCACCGCCACGCGAACTGAACTGCTCCGAAACCTGAAGTACGACATTGCGTTCGATATAGCCGCTGATCACGACCTAATGTTCCGCGCTGCGGCGCAAGGGGCGAAGTTCACCGTCAGCAATGTCTATGTGTCAAGGTATCACCGTGGGGGGATATCCAGCCGCAGGGAGTTTGATTGCTTTAGGCAATGGAATGCAATCGCGATGAAACACTGCCAAAAACGGGCAAGTGTCGACGCTCTTTACGCGAAAAGCATCCACTCCCTGTTACTTCATGGGATCCGGCAGGCGGATTCTGCCAAGAAGATTGCTTCACTCTTCCGATCGGAGCCGCGTCTGCTCATTCGAGAGATTACGGGAAGGCGGGTGGTCAGGTACGCCGCCAGGAAATTGAAAAAGAAGCTTTTGGCCTTGCGGGGCGCGTTTCTCGGTTCCGTAGACTTTAGAAACAGCGGAATTCGTTCAGGCGTCAGCTTGAAGGGCTTTTCCTATCCAGAGGATCCGGGTTCATGGATCGATTGGCCAACTGCGGAGGTGTCATTCGACGCACCTGTCGCAGGGGTCAATAGGATTAGGGTGAATGTGGTTCGGTCAGTGGATTACATTCGAACGAATGATGTCCGAATAAAGATCAACGGCGGTGCTGCACTCGCTGCCAGCCTGTCGACGGGAGCAAATGACATTTTGTTGCCGGAGCCGGTGGATCTGAGATCGGTAAGGCTCGAGATTGCCGCTACGCCTTCTCCCAAAGATCTGGGCCTTGGAGATGATGACCGGCACATCTCATTCCTGATCTCACATATTCAGCTCTTTCGTTAGACCCTGAGTTATTCGCTCGCGAGATCGCCGCCAGCTTCGCCAATCAACCTCCATTTCCGTCAAGGGACTCACCAACTTGAACTTCAGAACGATTCACCCTGATGTCGGCCACCATCTCAATGAGATGCTGACGAGCGTTGTGTACCGACGGGTCGTCAAGGCCGGAGATCATGTCTTGGATATCGGGGCGAACGAGGGCGCGCATACCGCCGCGCTCAGCTCTCTAGTCGGACCTGGCGGGATCGTGCATGCGTTTGAGCCAAACACTCAGCACTATCCCAAGCTGGAGAAGCTACCAGACAACGTGAAACTGTGGCCTTGCGCAGTTGGTCACAAATTCAGTCGAGAAATCCTCCACATTCCAGAGAACGTGGATGGCTGGGCATCTCTGAACAGCGATGTGCGGGATGCTCTCCCGTCGCACGACTTCCGGCTCCAGCCGACTATTCAGGTACCCCTCTCTTCGATCGAGGAAATACACACCCCGCGGCTCACGTTCATAAAGATCGATGTTGAGGGGCGGGAGAAGCAGGTGTTGGAGGGCATGAGGACGCCTCAAAAGTCCGGCTGGTGGGGGCGCACTGCAGATGGGCTTCTTAGGGTTGCGCGGCCAATTCTGGTTATCGAAAACGTCACGTCGGATATCTACCGCCTGCTAAAGCAGGAGGAATTCGAAATCCTTGATTTCGTCGGACGCGACTGGAGCGCCGGCGAGGGGCTTCCCAACTCCGTAGTTATCCCGAAAGAAATGGCCGACCACTTGTCGATTCTGCCAAACTCAGCCGACATACGGCAAGTTTTAAAGACCTCCGAGCAGCTCGCGAACGTTTGAACCGGTCAGGCAATCGCCCTCTCATGCCGTACGGGTTTTAGGGTCTTAGGAATCGAAAATACCCTCTTATAGTTGCCGAGCTGCGCTCGCTGTCGTTTAGCGCCTGTTGAACGATCGCGAGTTGCTCTGGCGAGAGGTACCACGACAGAGTCTTTTCTGTCTCCCATCTTGCCCATTGCTCGTGCGCCTCCAGTTCTCGACTCAACGCGTCGAGCATACCAGCCAGCACTCTGCTTTTCATGATTGACCCCATGAACGCCCAATAATCCCCGGGGCGGAACCTAACCCTGAGTTGTGGTAAAGTCCACTTCATAAATGTCGCGCTGACACATTGCGTGATCATGGGGTCTTCTTTTTCACAATCTGAAAAAAGGACTGAACTATGGACCGCAATCTCAAGCGGGCGCTTTCGCGCGTCCTGAAGCACGAGGGGCTCATAGCCTGAGTAGTGCGAGGGAACGGGTAGCCGCTCTGGCTGTGCGCTGGCTAGGAGCAGCTACCCGTTCCTTGGCCCGCCGGGTTGGGGAATACGACAGGCGCGAGCACACTGTCGCAAGCTAGCGTGAAAGTAGCGTGAAAATTTGCGCGGGTAATGAAGCAAAAAAGGCGACGGACGTACTCCAAGCGACAGAGGTGCTAGGCGAACACGTAGCTCCCCACGGCGAGCAGCGCCAGCAACCACGCGACAAACGCCAGGCGATCCAACAGCTCCCATATTCGCATCACCACCTCCTAACTCAATGCTGGCACACCCGATGCGTGGGTGTCCAGCTGTCGGCAATGCCTGCAGGCCGGACGATCTAACTGCAATCTGAAAGGAAAGACCATGGACCGCACGGTACCCGCCGGCGCGGCGATCCTGCTCGACTTCATCCGGGAAACCGAGGTGGGTCGAAAGGATCGCGCGTCGTACGACGTCATCTATGCCAACAAGCAGCACAAGCTTGCGAAGCCTCTCACCAGCATGACGCTGGACGAGGTGCTTGCCGCCCAGCGCACCTGGTCGAAGAACCACGGATCGAGCGCGGCCGGCGGGTATCAGTTCATGCGGGCCACGTTGCTCGGGCTGATCGAGGAACTCGGCCTTCGCGGTTCGCAGAAGCTCGATCCGGACCTTCAGGACCGGCTTGCCTATCATCTGCTCAAGCGCCGCGGCTATGAAGGCTACATGGCCGGCACCATCAGCCGTACCGAGTTCGGGAAGCGGTTGGCAATGGAATGGGCGAGCTTCCCGGTTCTCGCCGGTACCAAGGGTAAGAAGCGCACCGTCAAGCGCGGGCAGAGCTTCTATGCCGGCGACGGGATCAACAAGGCGCTGGTGGCGCCGGAGACAGTCGAGGCGGTGCTCGATCGCGCCAAGGCCGTTGGCAGCGTCGTGCCGGCCGCCCCGGCTCCAGAACCTGTAGTGGTCGAGAAGCCGGTCGTGGCGGATCCGGAAGAGCTGGGAACCCCTCCGTCGAAGTCCAAGACGGTCTGGACCTGGCTGCTGACCGGCATCGGCGCCCCCATCGCGGCCTTCGGCAATCTCGACTGGCGGGTGCAGCTCGCCATCGTCATCGTGATCGTCGGCTTCGCGATCTACGGCATCAAGCGCAGGGCCGACTTGTTCAGGGCGGTGAAAGATCTGAAGGCGGAGTTGGGCTGATAGCTTCTTTCGGCTTCTTTGCCCTGCCGGCGAGGATCGACTTTCATCGCTCCGATTGATGATGCCGCTCGAGCTCGGCCAACATTTCTCCGGGACTTGCCGCTCCTTGAGAATGGATCGTGATGAGGCGACGGCCAGCGTCATACCATTCCGCCGTGTCGGGCTTGATCCCGTGTTTGCCGCAATAGTCCTCAAGGACCGCTGTCAGGATGGCAAGTTGGCCGGGGTCAGTGATCCCGCTGAGCGGCATGTTTCCTCCAATCAACCGTTGAAATGGCATCATATGATCAGATTTTTCGACTGGCTCAAGATCGGGGCAGGGGCGCTTGTCGGCGCCCTTGTCGTTGCCGGACCGGTCTACCTCTACGGCAAGCACCAAGGCCGCCAAGAGGCTGCCGTTGCGGCGCTCGAAGCCTCAATCAAAGCAATCCAGAAGCGCGAGGACATCGACCATGAAGTGGATCGTGCCGATCTCATTGATATCTGCGTTGAGCTTGGCGGGGTGCGGGATGACTGCCGCGACCAATTGCGCGGGGTGGGTGCGCCCGCCGAAACCGAGTGATCCCGTCGCGCTCGCGGCGAAGGAAGAGCAGATCGCGCGCTACCTCGTCGCGACCGATCGATACGGCAAATCCCAGCGTTGCTGGAAATGACGAAAGTGCATGAGGGGCAAGGGGCATGACCGACAAGGCAACCGAGATGGATTCAACCGACCTGCGCAGCCGCGTGGTTGCTCTTGAGCATCAAGGCGCCAACCGAGAGCAGAGGCTTTCCGTTCTCGAGGCGTGGCGAACCCAGCGAGACATCGACAGCGCTAGGCACGACGAGCGGTGGCGTCACATGGATGAAAAGATCGATGCGGTCGGCAAGAAGGTGGACAAGATTTCCGGCGACCTGTCGCGGATCATGTGGACGATCATCGCCGCGATCATACTCGCCATCGTCAGTTTCATGATCAGGGGCGGGTTCGCGCCGTAGCTCAGCTTCTCCGTAGATGCTCCATCGCCCCGTCGGTTCGCCGGCGGGGTTCTTTTGCTTTTCGCGGCCTCCAAAGGTGGTGAGCGAGATCACCGATCGGCGCCCCAGAATCTAGTCGAGATCGTGCTGCCGTGCACGGCGCTGGTCGCCGCAATGCCCCAGGTGGAGCTACAGCTGCCTATGGTTGGAGATTGGGGGCGGCAGACCGGACGGCGGCGACAGTGTGAATGCCTGCGGGGCGTTTCCTGAAGAATACCCCATTGGATGACGTGCGTTACCTCGCCAGCAAGCGCTGACACGGTAGCGCTCCGGTAGGTACTCAGCTAATGAGTGGAACCATGAGCACGCCCGTCATCAACTCCGCCATAAGCGCTGCACGATTTGCCCTTGAAGGTGTCAAGGAGGACGTCGTCATCGCCCTCCGACCGTTCCTAAACAACCAGAACGGCCTCGGCAATTCGAGGAGCATACTCTACGCGAGAGAGGCCTGCCAGAAAGGGTATCGGAAGGTGTGCACAGCAGCCGCGGTGCGCGTTGCCGAGATTGAAGGGGAAGGTGCCATCGACCTGGCTGATGCTCTCGACGCTGCGCTCCACGTACTTACTGACGAGGCCTTGGAAGTCTTTCCTGCCTACAATTGGAAACGATACCGGGGGTTCGGCGCTCATGTGGCGAAGGCCGAGGCCGAACTGAAGGAAGCCTGGACGAGAGAGCGAGAAAGCGCGATCGCCGATCTCAGGGTTGGTATCGCTGGAGGCGTGAACGTGAGGAAGCAGCACAGCATTCATATCGACAATCGCGGGGGTGCTGCCCAGGTCGCTGTCGGTAGCAAGGGGGTTACCCAGAACATGACGGCCGGCATCGGGATCGATGCGCGAGCCCTGAAGGATCTGCTTCACGCTGTACGCCAGGAAGTTGCCAAAGCTTCATTGCCGGAGGACCAGCGCGACGAGATTGAAGACGCGATCGTTGCCACCGAACGCGAGATCGAGCAGAAGTCCCCCGATGAAGGCCGCATTAAACGGCTTACGATAGGGGTGCTAAAGAAAGTCGGGGAGGTTGGGCTTCCAACCGCTCAGAAGGTGCTGGAGCACTACCTGAAAGGCACTGGCTGGATCAGCTAGTCGGATGATTGCCCCTAGCTAGGGCTGGTCACGAGGCAAGGAGGCCACCATGCTCATCCGAAAGCTTGCCACTGACGAAACCGGGACTTGGCGAATCGTCTTCAAACCCGACCATCGTTCCCTGTATGTAGAATTCGTGATGAGTGGCCCCGGCCGACGTCGACGGCTGCGCATGAACAGCCACGAGTTTCTACGCGTCCTCCCCGTGAAGGGTGAACTCCATCAGCAGGCGATGGATGAACTAGTGAAGCTGATCAGTGGCCTGTTCGAACCAGCGGCCGATCTGAATTGAGCGGGCTACCTCGCCCGCCGGCACACCTCGTCGAGGGGGAGCAGAAACCAATCTCGCGAACCATCGATGGCGCGGAGCATCGCCCAACCATTGTCGTTGATCCGCTCCACGTACCAGTATTGGCCCTCAAGGTAGAGCAATTGGCCCAGGGCGATCTGATCGGCTGTCATCGCTTCTTTCTCGGTCGCTGTGGTGTTTCCTGAACGCGGCCATTATCGAGCCGTTCCGCAAAGGTGTACGCCTCGTCACGATCATGGGTGCTGAGGACGATCTGCCTGCCGACCTTAACGGCGTAGTGAACCGTCTGCTCTGGCTCCGGCCGTTTCTTGCCGCCGTCTCGGATCACGTCCTCGTCTGGGATCTCGTTCGCGTTGATCGTGATGCGACTTGGATAGAGCGGGTTCGACAGGCTCACCTTGCCGTCTTCCCAAACTCTGCGGACCTCGAAGCGGAGGGTGATCTCGTCGCCTTCTTTCAGGTCCTTTGCCATCCGGCGAAATTTAGACCGCCACGGCAGGCCGTCCATATGGCCTTTTGGCCACCTGCCTAACCCTCGCCCTCCGGGGGCGTATCTTCCTCCAGGTTATCATTCTTGAGATAGCCCGCGGCGATAAGCCAATCCCGAAGCACCGCCGCAGCGGCGAGCTCGCGCGGGAAATCGAGGTTCATATCGGCGACCATCTTATCCAGAGCCGCCGCCATCTCATCGTCGACATCGATGGTGAGGCGAACAGGCATCAGCGCAGCGCCCTTCGCCTCAGTGACCTGATCTCAGCCTCGGTCTGCTCATTGGCTGCCCGTGCGAGCAGATGGGCCTGTGCCAGGCCGGTGACCGCGTATGCCGCTTCGTCTTCTGTCCAACCGGCGGACACAATGGCGTCGACCAAGCCGCGAAAAGCATCCTCCGCCGCCATCTGGCAATCGAGATAGCGGTCAATATAGGGCAGGGCTGTCTTCGGAGGCCTTACGCTGGTCATCGCCATCCCCTCGGTGCTCGAAGCAATACCATACTGTAGCCTTGCCGCGCGGGAAGCCCCAGCCTCCCCAGGCCTTACAGCCGGGGTGCTCGCACCAGTGCTCATACAGTTTGTGCGGAGCGACGATCTGCCTGGGGACTGACGGATCGTCCGACATGGCTACAGCAACGAGCCTTGCGCCGCGGCGGCCGGATATTTGATCTGTGTGGCCGGCTTGTCGACGATGACGATCTGACTATCGGGGAGGGGACGTTGCAGCGCGCTGGCCTCGCTCCACGGCGCCCGAAGCCAGACGTCCATTTCCTCGGCCGTAGTGAGGATCGCCGGCATTGCCTTGGGGTGGATCGGTTTCACGACATTGTTCGGATCGGTCGTGAAGAAACCATAGAGCTCGAAATCCTGCTCACCATCCCTGACCTTGCGCACGCCGCGCCACTTGGTCCAGAGGCCCGCGAAAGCAAAGAGAGGCCGATCGGGCGCCGTCGCAAACCAATAGTTCCGCTGGATGCCGGTCTCGGGGTCTTTGTCGGCTGGCGCGGGACTCGGCTCGGCAAAGCTCGTTGCCGGCACAAGGCAGCGATTGCCGACATCAAGGTACTGCTGCCAGTGGCCAAATTGCGGGCGGCGAATATTGGTCGTACCCGGATCAGTCTTACCTTTGACGCGCTCCGGCGGCGTCGGCATCCCCCACTGTAACGGCTCGATCTCCCGCTCGCCGTCGGCGCCAACCCTCACGACAGGAGCGAGGTAATTGGGGTAGATGTCGCGGCTCGGCTCGTTAAAACCCGAATGATCGCGCATTGCTCGCGACCATTCGAGGATTGCCTGTCTCGTCGTCGTGACGTTGTAGAGATTGCACAAGCCGATCTGCTCCAGTCATGCCGCCTTGCGCGGCGCCGTCTCTCTCTCGAGCGCATCGATGGCATCGAGCACTCGCTGTCTCATAGCTTCGGCGGGCTCGTCGGGATAAAAGCTCGCCATCTGGAGAGTAGTGTATGCGACTGTGACGTCGGCAACCAAGTCCCTAGCCTTCAACGGGTCCTCGATGTCGCCCGCAATGACCTGGGCGAGTTGGGGCACCTTGGCGTCTAGTTGCTCGCTGGCGCCGTCGGTTGCCTTTACATAGGCGCGCATCATCGACAGGGCCGCAGCGCGATCGACGAGCTGCGTTTCCGGGTCGGCGATCAATTCCATTTTGGCGTTCGTCGGCCTCTGCCGTTCGGGTCCCCACTCGGCACATGCGGCCGCGATGGCAGACTGTTCGGCTTGTAGCCAGGTACTGACTATTTTGTCTTCTTCGTCCGTTAGCTCCATAGCCGGATCGAAGCCAGAGGCATCCCAGCCTTCCAGCTTGAAGACGGCCTCGGCTGCTTCGAAGGGAAGCACTCCAGATTGAACAAAAACCGACAGGGCAGCGTCGACGCCGCGATCCAATTCTTCGGGCGTGGCGGTAGGTATCGTGATCTTGATAACGGGGATCGGCCGCTCGGATGCATGTTTCAT